ATGGGACGTCTGTCTGCCATGTTGAGCCTCCCGCTGGAGCTGCAGGACGAACTCAATGATCGCATACGCAAGGCTGGCTATGGGGCGCTGGAAAGCCAGTGCGAATGGCTGGCAAGCAAAGGGTACAAAGTGAGCCGTAGCGCGCTTGGAAGGCACTCGCAGGCCCTACGAATCGCGGAGTCGAGCCTGGGCGATCCGAGGGCGAGGCTGGCAGAGGTTAAGGCCAAGCCTGCCTCGCATACCCGGAGGCTGCTGATGGAGCTGGGGCGCCTGCAGGTGGCGCAGGCGCGCATCCTGGCGCAGTTGCAGGCGCTGGAGGATAACGGGACGGATTTGGCTGAGGTGATCGCTTCGGCAGGCGATGAAGTGTCTGGGACTTAGGTTTGCGAAATCGGGCCGAAAAAGCCGGTTTGGGACACTTGGATTGAGAATTGAAGCCGGCCTTAGCGCCGGCTTCAAGCGTCTTTTAGGGGCGTTCAACGGGCGGGCGGCGCGAGGGGCGAGTCGCAAGCCACGTCCAGGCCAGTGCCCAGGCGCTGCAGGACGGCCACCACTTGCTCCAGCTGCTCGAGGGTGAGGCCGGTGAGCGCGACGGCGCCGGAGGCGTAGACCAGGGACGCCAGCAGCTCGGTGAGCGAGTAGCGCGCGGCCAGCAGCTTGGCCTCCTGCATGAGATAGCGGCGCCGGATGGTGCCGAGCGGGCCGCGCATGCGGCGTTGCTGGTCCTGGGTGGGTAGTGTTGCCGCCTCTGCCAGCAGGCGACGCATCCGCGTCACGGTTGCCTGATCCATTTGAAACCCCTGTTGCGCCTTTTAAACGGCGGCGACCCTGGCGATGCGCAGCACCTTGGCCTCCGGCAGCCCCTCGACCAGGCAGTCATAGATGATGCTGACCAGCTCCGCGTGCTTGGCGGGTGGTAGCACCTTGTCTCCGAGCGCCTCGGCGGCCAGCTGCAGGGCCATCGTCAACTGTTCGCGTTGCACAGGCTGAGATCCGCTTTCTGGCGCGGTTTGCGTGTCATAGACAGCCCCCGCGTCGGCGATCCGCTGACCTTCGGTTGAGCGCATCTCGCCCTCTCCAGTGGCAAGCCACTCCAGCCGCGTACCGGTAGCCAGGCACATCCGCGCCAGCGGCATGAAAGGCGGCTCAGACGCTCCCTTCTCGTACTTCCCGAGCATGTCCGTTGATCGCTCAGCGACTTGAGCCGCCTTTATGCGGGTATCGAACAGGTCGATCACCGCTGATATTCGTCGTCCGACTTCGACTGGAGAACTCGGATGACAGTCGGATGCTGCATTCAGAGCATCCAAGTTCGGCGTAAGTCGATGATTCATTTAGGCATACCGGGCAAACACCGAGCATAGGCGGCACCCGAGAAGTCGGATGCCGAACATGTGCTTGACAGCACCGCATATAGGCGTACCCTATGCACACCGAATAGGGCACATATACGGACACGAAGGGGACGCATCGAAATGAAGGCGCGCAAGGCACTCACTCCCGATCAGGTAAAGCAGCAGTTCCGCGCACGAGGGCTGACGCTGACGCAGTGGGCCGCCGATCACGGGTACAGCCGGGAGGCTGTATATCGGGTGATCAACGGCAAGGACAAGGCGCACTTCGGGCGTGCGCACGAAATTGCCGTCGCACTGGGCCTGAAAGTGCCCGATGGGGAGCCTAGCACCCCGGCCAATGACCGCAATACGCAACAGCGGGCGGCTGCATAGACATGTCCGCTATCTACACCAGCCTGGCCCGGGCAAACGGGCGGGGATCAGCCGGCCAGTGCCCCGCGCCAGCGTTCGCGAAAACCCCGGCAGCTCGGGAGTCGGTTAGCCGCGTTGCGGCGGCCGCGGGGGCGCCTGCAAGCGCACCGGCGGCGACATTCTCGCCCGATGGGACCGAGCAACTTTCCCTGCGTCTGATGCGAGCCGAATTCGCGCAGCTGCGTGACGCCGCGCACACGTACTACCTGCACAGCCACCACGCCCAGATGACCCCCGAGGGGCGCGCTGCGGGCGAGCGCCTGGTGGCGTTGCTGGCCCATGCGGGGCTTGTCCCATGAACCGCCATGCCAAGGGGGTTGGCACGGGCGATCTGTTCGCCATCCCGCAGCCGTCAGCACCGGTGCCCGGTTCGATGGACTACCGCGCCAGCGTATCGGAGCTGGTGAGCATGATGCTGGCCGAGGCGCATCGCGCCGGGCTGGATCGCCATGAAGTGGCCGCGCGCGCCAGCCGGCTGACCGGCAAGGACGTGACCAAGAACATGCTGGACGGCTACACCGCGCCGGCGCGGGAGGAGTTCAACCTGCCGCTGTGGCTGGCGCCGGTGCTGGAGATCGTGTGCGCCGGCACGCCACTGGCCAGCTGGCACGCCGGCGTGCATGGCGGCCGGCTGCTGGTGGGCGCGGAAACCCTGGATGCGGAGATCGGGCGCCTGATGCGCGAACGCGAGCAGGCGGATACGCGGCTGCGCGATTTGAAAGAACTGCGGCGGAGGGTGCGGTGATGGTGATGACGGCATTGGCGCGGCTGCGCGCAGTCATTGTCTTGACCCTCCTGCGTCTGGTTTTTCCGCGAGCACTCGCTGGAGTTCGCGCACTACTTCTTGTGCCACTTCCGGCGTCATGTGCACCGGAAACGGCACGCGAACCGACGGGCCGTCGGCCGGCCCAACAAGGATTCCGAGCAGTATTAATTCACCCAGCGAATCCCATGCCGCCAGCTCAATTCCTTTCACATTGGCTAGGGTCGCGAACGGTTCGTGTTGCAGTTCCATCGGGCTCTCCCTCGGTGGTGGATGGCGCGGGCAGCGCCGCCGCCGAGGGTAGCAGCCCGGCCACGGAGGGCTGCGGCAATGGCTGACGGCAGCGCCATCGAACACCGCTGGTACAGCGCGATGGCGCTGGCTGGCGTTGCCGGCATGCCTGGCACCAGCCGCAACGTCAACGCTCGCGCGCAGCGCGAAGGCTGGGTATCGCGCCTTCGCGCCGGTCAAGGCGGCGGCCGCGAATACGCCTTCGCCAGCCTCCCTGCCGCCACGCAGGCCGCGCTGCTGATGCGCGAGCGCGGCAGCCTGCAGGCGCTGGGCATGCAGGGCGCGGTGGAGCAGCTGGTGCAGGCGCGTCACACGCCGGACAGCCTTGCGTCCGCACGTGCCGCGCTGGAGAGCGCCAGCCAGGCGCGCAAGGATGAGGCGAACACGCGACTGCACGCGGTGCTGAGCATCCAGGCGCTGATCGCCAGCGGCGCCTCGGTGATGCAGGCGCGCGAGCTAGTGGCCGCGCAGATGCAGAAGGAAGCGGTGAAAGGCGCCAGCGTGGCCAGCCTGGCGCGCTGGCAGGCGATGGTGGACGGCGCGCCGCGCGCCGACTGGCAGGCGCTGCTGCTGCCCAGCTATGTAGGGCGCACCGCCGAGGCGGCATGCGATCCGCTCGCCTGGGAGTGGTACAAGAGCTACTACCTCACGCGGCGCCAGCCCACGCATGCCGAAACCTACCGGCGCCTGGGCGAGATCGCCGCCAGCAAGGGCTGGTCCATTCCCAGCGCCAAGACGCTGCAGCGCCGCCTGGAGCGCGAGGTGGATCCGCACGTCGCCACGCTGCTGCGCGAAGGGCCGGAAGCCGCCGCCCACCGCACGCCGGTGCAACAGCGCGACCGCAGCGTGTTCGGTGCCGGCGAGGCCGTGAACGGCGATGGCCTGAAATTCGACAAGCTGTGGGTGAAGTTCGAAGACGGCGAAATCATCAACACCGCCACCGCGTGGGTGTGGCAAGACCTGCGCACCAATCGCATCCTGGCGCACCGCCTGGGCAAGACGGAAAACACCGATCTATTCCGCCTCGCCACGTATGACCTGACCGGCGTGTGCGCGCCTGCGCACGTGTGGATCGATAACACCCGCGTGGCTGCCAACAAGGAAATGACGGCCGGCGCCAAAGGCCGCCACCGGCACCTGGCGAAAGCCGCTGATGGCCTCGGCTTGTTGCTGATGCTTGGCATGGAGCCGCATTTCACCAACCCCGATAAAGAAACCGGTAACCCCGGCTCCAAGCCCATTGAACGCGGCTTTGGCATCGGCGGTCTGCACGGCGAGGTGGCCAATAATCCGCAGCTGCTCAACCGCGGCTACAACAAAAGCACCGCCATACCGGTGCAGGAGCTGCGCGAAGTACTCGCCTTCGAGGTGGCGCGATTCAACGCGCGCAACGAGCGCCGCACGGCGGAATGCCGCGGCGTGCTGAGCTTCGACCAGGCGTGGGAAGCGGCCGCCGCCGAACGGCCACCGCGCGTGCTGGCCGAGAGCCAGCGCCGCATGCTGCTGATGAGCCGCGAGAGCGTGCGCGTGGACCGCGACCACGGCACCGTGTGGCTGAAGGCTGGCCGCAGCCAGTACGACCGCAACCGCTACTGGTGCGAGTCGCTGGCGCGCTATTCGGGTCGCGAGCTGATCGCGCACTTTGACCCCGAGAACCTGAGCGCCGGCATCCACCTGTACACGCTGGATGGCCGCTACCTGTTTGCCGCCGATCACCTGCCGGGCCGCGCCTACAACGACCGCGATGCCGGCCGCGAAGACAACAAGCTGCGCCAGCGCCTGATCAAGCTCAACAAGAAGGCCGCCGCCGAGACGGTGCGCCTGAGCGAACACGAGCGCGAAAAGCTCTACCAGGAATCCGTGAAGGCGCCGGCACCGCCGAAGCGGGAGCGCAAGGGCAACGTGACGCACGCGCACTTTGCCAAGCCGGTGGACCCCGCGCGCGATGCGATGCGGGCCACGGGCACGGACGGCCCCGAGTTGTCGGCGCTCGACAAGCTTTCGCTGGCCTACATGGAGCGGATGAAAAACAACAGTTTTTGAAAGGCGCCGCGGGCGGTGCGCCAACACCGCCCGCGGCTAGGAAACCGCACCACCACCAACCACAAGGGGCATGACCGATGAGCAATGCAGCAACCGTAACGCCAATCTACCAAGGCGACGTCGACCTGCGCGAGCAGATCCGCGCGCGGCTGGACGGCGACAAGCGCCTGAGCCAAGCGTCGCTGGCCAAGGAGGCCGGCATCAGCGCCGCCACCCTCAACCAGTGGCTAGCCGGGAAGTACAACGGCGACAACGAGAACATCGACACCAAGATCCGGCTGTGGGTCGAGGCCGACCAGGCGCGTCGCGCGGCCGGCAGCCTGATGCCGCAGGTGCCTGCCTTCCAGCAGCTGCCGACTTCCACCCGCGTGCTGTCCGCGCTCGCCTATGCGCAGATGGCCGGCGACATCGCCGCCATCTACGGCGGCGCGGGCCTGGGCAAGACCAGCGCCTGCCTGCAATACCAGACCACGAATCCCAACGTGTGGCTGGTGACCATGACCGAGAGTTGCGGCGGCTTGGTGAGCGCGCTGCAAGAGATCAGCGAGGCGCTGGGGCTGGCCAGCCAGGGCGGCGCGCGCGAGATGAGCAAGCGCATCGCCAAACGCGTGCGCGGCACCAACGGCCTGCTGCTGATCGACGAAGCGCAGCACCTGGGCGTGTCCGCCCTGGAGGAGATCCGCCAGATCCACGACGCCACCGGCATCGCCGTGGCGCTGGTCGGCAACGAGGGCGTCTTCAGCCGCATGGCCGGCGGCCGCGGCGCCGAGCGGCTCGACCGCCTGTATAGCCGCGTCGGCAAGCGCCTTTCGCTGCGCCAGTCCACCGAGGCTGACGTGATCGGCCTGGTCAAGGCGTGGGGCGTGCTCGATGCCAAGTGCCATCCCACCCTGGTGGAGGTGGCGCGGCGCCCTGGCGCGCTGCGCGGCATGACCAAGGTGCTGCGCCTGGCGGCGATGAACGCCAGCGCCGAGGGCCGCGACGTGTGCTGCGAAGACGTGCGCGCGGCGGCGGCCGAGCTGGGCGGTGCGGCATGAGCGGCCTGGCCAGCTGCATTCTGCGCGGCGAGCCGGCGTTCCTCGTTGCCGGGCAAGCCACGCTGCTTGGCCGCACCGAGCGGCATGAAATCCACAAGCTCAACACCGCCGAATGCCGCTTGGCGGTGTGGGACGTGGACGAGCGCTCCCTCGTGGTGTTCGACACCGCTGCGCTGGTTGCCCTGGCGCACCAGGAAGTCATCGACGAACGGAAGGCGCCGAAGCCGACGTTCTCCGGACTGCGATCCATCGACCCGCCCAGCCGTCTGTGAGGTAGCCGCCATGCACGACGCCGACCTGTTCGAGCAAGACCTGACGCCGGATGCGGTGCTGGCTGCGCTGCCGGTCGGCGAGGCACACGGCATGACAGCGGAATACCTGGTCCACCGCATCACCCGCGATGCCCTGCCGAGCAGCGCCGCCACGCGGCGGCTGCGTCAGGTGATCGAGGCGCTGCGCACGGCCGGGCATCGCGTGTGCGCGCATCCGGCGCATGGCTACTACCTCGCGGCCAACGACGACGAACTCGACCGGTGCTGCAGCTTCCTGCTCGACCGGGCCATGACCTCTCTCCGACAAGTCAGCGCCATGCGGCGCGTGGCACTGCCGGATCTGCGCGGGCAGCTCGGGCTGCCCCTGGAGAAGATTGATGAATCCCATGAATGAACTGCTCCGCGTGGCCACCTGCAACGTGCTCGGCGCGCTGCATTTCCTGGACGACGCCGGCGCCACCGTCACCGGCATCGAGATCCGTGGCGGCCGTCCCGTCATCACGCTCGACGGCGAGCCGCCGCGCTTCGTGCGCGGGGCGCTCCACAAGAGCTACCCCACCCGCACCGGCAACGAGCACGTGATGGTGGCGATGGTGCAGGCGTGCCGGGTGGAGTGGACGGTGCGGACGGTGCGCGGCGTGTCATCCCACGCGGTGGAGGGCTGAGCCATGTTCCTGACCTCCGACATCTTCGGCGTGCTGGTCGCCGCCGGCGCGCCCACCACCCTCGACGAGATCATGGAAGCGCTGCCTGACGGCGCCGACCGAAACACGGTCAGCACGATCCTCGGCCACCGCAAGCGCGCCGGCGAAGTGATCGCCAGCGTCGAGGACGGCAAGGTGCACTACGCCGTGGCGCCGGGCTATGACGGCGCCAGGCGGCGCGGCGTGGGAAAGCCGAAGGCTTCGCCCGGAAAATCCGACGATACCCCCCGCGAAGAAAATGCCCGCGCTGAAGAAAGGCCGCCGCGATTTCCTCGCCGCCGCGGAGCAGTCGCAGAACGTGCTCAAGGCGCTGGAGTTCAACCGCGACACCGCGCGCGACGCGCTGGAGCTGTACGTGGCCAGCATGGTCGATGCCGCCATTTACGCCGGGCTCCAGGGCGCGTTGAAGAGCGCGCAAACGGCGCTCGATGCCTTCGCGGCGGGAGGTAGGGCATGAAACGCCATGACGCCCTGCCACCCGTGCTCGCCCGCTGCGTACACGCCCCGCTTGATGACGACGACGAGCTGCCGCCGCTGATCGGCGAGCTCTACCTCGACACCCTCCACGACATCCATCGCGCCCAGTTCGAGGCGCAGCAAGACGAAAAGGACACCCAACCATGAACGCGCACACCATCCCCGCCGGCCACCGGCAAGACGCCAAGGGCCGCCTGGTGCCCGAGAGCCAGATCAAACCCATCGACAAGTGCCGCGACGAGCTGGTGCGCGAGCTGTTCGCCAAGGCCGAGGCGCTCCACAAGGCGATGGCCGCGTTCAAGCTGACGGCCTTCACCGACATCGAGGCGTTCGTGGAGCTGAGCGCCAACGAATACGGCGTGAACCTGGGCGGCCAGAAAGGCAACGTGACCCTGCTCAGCTTCGATGGTGAGCTGCGCGTGCAGCGCGCCATCGCCGAATCCATCGTATTCGACGAGCGCCTGCAGGCGGCCAAGGAGCTGATCGACGAGTGCCTGCGGGAGTGGACGGCCGATGCGCGGCCGGAGATTGCCCTGCTGGTGCAGGACGCCTTCCGCGTCGACGCCGCCGGCAACATCCGCACCGGCAGCGTGCTGGCCCTGCGCCGGCTGGACATCGCCGACGCGCGCTGGCGCCGCGCGATGGACGCCATCGGCGACGCCGTGCAGGTGGTGGGCAGCAAGAGCTACGTGCGCTTCCACAAGCGCGACGCCAACGGCCAATACCAGGCGCTGAGCCTGGACATCGCGGGGGTGTGAGATGGGACAGATCACGCTCGACCGCGATGGCGCCATGCGCGTCCTTGCCAACCCGGAAGCCGGCCCCGACGCGCGCGGCGAAACCTTTGCCTACGCGTGGGTGTGTGCGGCGGCTGGGCTGTTTCCCGGCGTGGAGGTCGACGAGACGAAGCGGCTGGCCATCGCCGAGCTGATCCGTCTACGCCATCCGCACACCGAGACCACCTCGGGCCGCGACCTCACCAAGCACGGCAAAGCATCCGACGACGATGCCTTTGCCGGCCATTGCGCCGGCAAGAACGCGCAGCTGAATCGCGGCGTGACGGGCGGAATGCCAATTGCGCTGGAGCACATGCCATGAACATCGAACGTGACCCCCGTATCGACCCGCAGCAGGGCGACCGCGTCACCGTCAACGGCGAAACGCGCGAAGTGGAGAAGGTGCTGCCCGACCGCGTGATCTACAGCTGGCCGGGCAAGCTGGCCGTGCGCACGCTGCGCTTGGGCGCCTGGCGTACCTGGGCGGCCGGCGCCGGCCAATGGCATGCGCACGATGCGGCGCAGGCGGTCGCGTGATGCCTCGCGGAACCCCTCAAGAAATCGCCTACTGGCTCGGCACCCAGCGTGTGCTGCCCAGCGTGGGCGAGTTGATGGCGATCTGGGATCTGTCGCGCGCCTCCGCTTTCCGCTGGCGCGCCTTTGTCCGCTCGGGTGGCCGCTCGCAGGGCTGCCACCGCCCGGGCCAACCACGGAAACGGAAATGAGCGTGACAACGATGATGCAAGCCGGCGATCGGCGCACCAAGCAACTGGCTGCCATCCATGTGATGGCGTCCAAGCGGTTGCACCTGGATCGCGAGACCTACGTGGCCCTGCTGCAGCGCGTGGCGGGCGTGGACAGCGCCGGCAAACTGGACAGCCGTGGCCGCGCCTCGGTGCTGGACGAGCTTCGCCGGCTGGCCGGCGAAGGCCAGCAGCAGATGCGCAACGCGGTGAACCTGCCCGACGCCCCGCAGAACGTGCGCGAGGAAACCGCCGGCATGGTGGCCAAGGTGGGCGCGCTGCTCGCCGAGCTGGGCAAGAGCTGGAACTACGCGCACGGCACGGCCAAGCGGATGTTCAAGGTGCAGCGCGTGGAGTGGCTGCGCCCCGATCAGCTGCACAAGCTGGTGGCGGCGCTGCAGATCAGTGCGAATCGGAAACGAACCTAACCGTTAGGCGGCGAACCCACCGGAGAGGCGAGAAAGTGAGAGAAAAACTGAAGTTCCAGTATTACTACAAAGTAGACGGATGCCCCGGCCGCGATGCGGACGATAGTCGTTGTGTCTGCTGGCACGAGGAGGGGGCCGGGCCGCGTAAAGACGAACGCCACGACTCCGACACACCGATTGTGGATTGGCGCATCAAGCCGCCTAACCCTTGAGGTAAGCGGGCGCGGTACGCGCTCCGCTTGACCGCAGTGTTAGGCCGCGCAGCCGGGAGACTGAAATGTGCACAGAAGCAAATGTGATTTGGAATGGCGAAGTGACCGAGTGCGACACAGTTGGCAAA